GACCCATTGTAAATATAGCAGCCAAGCCGCCAATAGCAGCCACAGCCAATCCGACGCCACTAGTAAGAGAGGCCAAAGCGGCACCAGCCACTGAAAGAGCGGCAGTCAAAGTTCCAACTATTGCTACTATCCTAACTATTTTTCCAGCGGCCTCCGATTGAGAAATCGCATTACCGAAGCGACCGACCATTTCTACAACATCTCTAAATCCCTCAACCACAGGTCTCATTGTGATAGCAAAACTTATGAAAGTGTTCTTGAGTATTTCAAAGACATCTTGAGCCTCGCGTGCTCTTTGAGCCAATTCGGCTTCAGACATGGCGGCTGCAGAGATTCGACGTTGAGCCGCATCGAACTGTGCCGTAGTCTGATTAAAAATACTGGCCGCCTCGTTCATGTCGTTAATGCCGGCAGCAGCTGCATATGCCCTTCGCTCATACCTTCCCATTGATGACCAACTTCGGCCGGCGGCCTCGTTGGCTTGTATCATTAGTCGAATTCTTTCTTCTTCTGTTGCATTCAGCATTTGTATGGCGTTCAAATAGGGACCGCCCAGAATAGCATTTAAACGGCCCACACGCTCTGCCGCACCATCAAAAGTATCAAACTGACCAGCAATCGAAAGAAGGCTACCCAAGGCAACGCCAGTAGCCTTAGAAGCTGCCTCAAGACGGTAAAATACACCAGTCATCTCGGCACCATGATGAGCTAATTGAGAAGATGCCTGAGCAAACTCCTGAATCATTCTTGCTGGAGGAATACCAAGTGATTCCGCCATAGCGACCATTTCTCTAGTAATTCTCGCAGCTTCTTGGGGTGTTTGTCCCATTGATTGAACTAAAGTATTGAAAGCAGTGGATGTGGAGTTAGCTGAAATTCCAAGTTCACTCATCAGAGCGACATTCCTAGTTAAGTCTCCCGCAACGGTGCTATTCAAAGTTGAAAAAGAGGCCATGTTAGTAAAGAGAGAACCTAATGCTGCACCAGCTTCTCCAAACCCAACACCAGCATTTCTGGTGTTTAAAAACACGTTTTCCATTACTTCATTATATCTTGTGCCAGCACCGGTAGCTCTTATAAATCCCGAAATGGCTCTGTCTTGTGAAACCGCTGCAGCCAACGTTGCTTCAGCCACTTTCCCCAATACAGAGAAGAGCATATTCCCAACGGTAAACTTCTCCCTCATAGCTGCAGTAACATCTCTTACCATCTGCCCAAAGGAAGCGCCTTCTTGTCTTGCCTGAACAAATTGACCAACAATATTGCCGCCCAAGCTGCTGGAAATACCCATAACCTCCCCCAACTCGTTTGCAAGGCTTCGGGCTGCAGATGCTGATGCCTTTGCACCTTCAGTGGCTTTTTTATACGCTTTGTTTAATTCCCTTATCTGAGCGGCAGCTGCACGGGCGGCAGCTGTACCCTCATTATTGCGCATAATTTGTTCTTGTATTGCTATATTGAGTTGATTCGTGGTAGCTAAAATTTCAGCACTAATGGCCTGTCTTTCTTGGAGCGGAGCATTGCTTGACTTAAGGGCTTGCTGTTCAGCTTGGAGAGCGGCTACAGTGTCCCTTAATCTATTAACCCTTCTCTGCATCGCATCCGGATCATCGGGGTGACGTGCGCTTGCAAACGCCGGCACAAACAGGGTGAAAAGAAATAAAACTGATACTGTAAGCAATAAACTCATCTATTCATAATTCCTATCCGAAAGGCCACCTAATTCCGGTCTTTCTCTCAAACTTTGAAATCTTATTGTCAAGCTCAAACTTGTTTCTATAGGTCTGTGGATTGTCCAAGCCCAAATCTTTAAGAGATTTAATATAACTCTTCTCTGCCCCAAGTGCGCCTAGGAAAGATGAAACCTCTCCAGGATTGCCCTTAAGGTGAACGGGGAGCGATATATCCCCAAAAACCGCCTTCAAAAGTTTCTTGACTGCCCAGCCAAATGTGACCAGGAAGCTTTCATCGAGCTTGTTCTTTTTCACTTCATTTAAATCAATGACAATTGGCGTCAAATCATCCATACATTTGTCCTCCAGGGTAATTAGTAAAGTTGCATAAAAAAAGGCCGGATCATTTAACCCAGCCCCTTTTCACCGTTTAGGTTTTATCTGCTTCTGTTTTTTCTTTGAGAAGCTTCTATTTGTTCCTTCTCTTCTTCGAAGTGCTTTGATAAACGTTTAACAAACCAAAGCCTCAAGCCCACCGGTAGATTATATGCTTCAGTAAAGCTCCACCCTCCATGGTGTTTAAGCAAAAAGAATTGCTCATAAACTTGCTCCATATAACTATTGCTTAGGCCAAAAAAAGTTTGCCCCAAATGGGACACTTACCTCCCCTTCAAAGCTACACTCTGAACAAACGAAGTCTTGGTTCATATCAACGTTTGGAATAATTTCCTGATAAAACACTCTTATCTTTCTTGAATCTCTTGCCGGCATATGGTGGATAAAGGAATCAATATAATTTCGATCCGTATGTCCATTGACGGAAACAATACATATCCGAAGCTGATCAGTTAACGTAGCTTCTGGAAGTTTCTTTCTTCTTCTCTTTTCTGCAGCTTGTAGAAGATATGCCTCATCTTTGCTTGTTAGTAGTCTAACCTCGACGTCTGCATCCATCTTGTCGACATGAATAACAAACGTTCCATCATCGGTTGCACGAACGACAGACTCATCATATCTGTCGAGTTCAAACGCCCGGCATTCATTTAAATCGAAACTAAATTGTACAGGGGAACCACAGGAAGGGCAAGTAATACTAGCTTCATAGTCTGCCCCATATCCCGTAATTCTCGCGGCAACAATTATTGCATTCTTGTCACCTATAAGAAGGTCTTCTACCCTAATCCTCTTATCGACAATAACGTTTTGAAGAAACCGATCGATCGCAATCCCCTTTTTTAAAAGAGATCTTGATGTAAGGATGTCCTCATCTTTTGCCGTCATATGTCGAATTTCAACTATTTCAACATTATGTAAAGGATGATCCGGGGAATAATATTTACCCCTTGAAGGTAGGTCGACAAATTCTGTCGGGGTTACGAATTGTAATGGTTGTTCCGTTTGTTGAATGGGGGCTTCCTCACCCCCCGGGACCGGTCCTAAGCGGTCTTGGTTGTTTCTCACTTTTCACCTCATAAGTTTGTTAATTAAGAGCGGAAAACAGTCGCAATATTGGGATTAGGAAGATTTGCGCTCGATCCAATCTTAAAGTAATCATACCTCAAAGTCAGAGAAATGTTAAGTAATTCGTCACTATCGTAACTTAATTGCCCAAGATCACAGGATTTAATCCAAGCGTTGTAAAACTGCCAGGTCTCAAGAGGTTGATTGTCCTCATCTAATTGTACGAGTTGCGGATTTCCAAGCCCAGCTTCTTGCCATCCACCCTTGGAGACGGTTCTATAATCGCCTTCTGCGGCCCTGTCTGGGGTGATATACCCAGAAGCAGCTAGAAGGTTCATCATATTGACGCCAGCATTCGGAGAAACTGAATCAACAAGGGTCACCGAAAGGTCGTTATACTGTACCCTACCAGGATAATAGAACGTGTGATTAATAAATACGTGTGAACTTTCCGATAAGCTCCAGCTAGGTCTATTGACGGTCTTAATTAACCATTCATCGATTGCATTAGGACCATTGATATTCATTCTCATGATCCACCTATATGATCTTTTCGGTTCACTTCCTGGGTTTGACCAAAATTCTGCCATTTATTCTTGTCTCCTCGTTTTAATTAGTTCTGTATTACAAAAACTATCTTTTTTAATCCTCGAAAGCGGCTCCCGTCCTCGTGATAACAAAATCAAGAGCAATAAACTCGATAGCCCGCGCAGGCTTCAAGAAAATCTTAGCATACATGATGTTGCGATCAATCAAATCGGGAGTGGTTGTAGTTTCATCAAGCAACAGCTTGTAATCTTGCAACCCAAATCTAATCTTGACACTTTCCAGCAGTGGTCGAACCAAGGCTTGGAAGCGTCCCCAAGTTGCCGGCACGTTTTGGTCAAACAGAACCTGATTGGCTAGTCTTGAAATCTCCTTCTTGAGGAAGATAAGCAACCTTCGAACATTGATTCGGTTAAGTGCCGATGTCGTAGCATCGAGAGTCTTCTGTCCAAAGATTACGATCCCCTCATTCGGGAAAGAAGCAATCGGGTTAATATTGACCTCGTAGAGTTTATCTCTTTGGTCCGAAGTTAATTTCTCTGAAATGCCGACTACAGACAAACCAGCAGAACCCTGACTTAAACCACCTCGATTGAATCCAGCCGGTGCAAACCAAAGCTCACCAATCCGGTCAGAGGAGGAATAAGTTCCTAGAGCCACGACCGAAGGTGGTACCCACAGGGAAGCGTTGTTAAGCGAATCACGAATCTGAACCCATGGATAATAGGTAGCTCCGTAAGAAGAGTTTTTCTTCCTGTTCTTAAATTCTGTGACCGTCGTTGAAAGGATTCCAACTCGGTTATTGAAAGAAGCGAACGAAGTACCTTCTTGCGGTCCTCGGTAAACATTCTTGATATCAACGATAGCCAGCGCGTCACCGCGCTCTTCGCACGTGTTAATCATCAAGTCAGTTAATGAGTCGTTAGTGATACCAGGCGCGACCATCAGGT